TTCCTTCCATAACCATCTTCAAGGCATCTTTAATTAACTTCCTACAAGCAGCAGGAGTTGATGATTTGACTGCCTCAATACCCATCATCTTCAGTTTTGGTTCTTCATATCTAACTCCCTCACTATCCCATACGTTTAGAATATATCTTTTCTTTGCTGTCCAGATACCACGTTCAGCGATGTTCTCTCGCTTCATACTCATTTTCTGATCATACGCAGAAACGTAATCAGCAAGTTCCTGATAGGATTTCTCAATGAACGGTTCCAACGTTTCTTTACAGATCTTGTCAAGTATCCCCACAACTGCTGTTTTGTCCCCAGACTTATCACCAAAAAGTTTATCAACAAGAGGTCCAAGATTAAGATAGATTGAGTCGGTGTCAGATGCGATAACATAATCTACTTCCTCCGTTTGCAAAAGTTTATTTAGGTATCGATTCATACGTTGTTCAATCCAACGAATAGAAACCTGACCAGACAATGTAATTGCTTCAGCATTTGCTAGTTTGTAATACCTGAAGTATTGATTACCAATAGCACCATAAGCAGAGTTAAGAGAAATCTTCTTTGCCATTTGAATGTTGTTACATCTAGAGATCTCCTTTTCAAGAGTTTTAGTAGGTTTCTTCTCATACTCCTGTTTCGCTTTGAGCATTCTTTTCTTGAATATAACACGGTCACCATACATCTTCTCCATTAGTTCTGGTAAGAATCCACGTTTATCTTTACGGAACATTGCACCATTAGCACAGATTGCATTGTCCTTATACATTTCAAAAGTTAGATCCTCCTTGAGTAACTTGTTAACTGTAATTGAAGGGTGCTTTTCTTCAAGTAAAGTTTCTGGGGAAATATTATATTGCATGATTAAATGTGGGTACAGACTGTTCAAGTCAAATGATACCACCCAATCATAAACACCTGGTACTGGTTCTTTTACATATGCACCTGCATATCTTTCATTCTTACTAGATTCTTCTTTTGGAGGAATAACAATATTCTTTCGTTTCAGATAATTGTAAATGATAGTATCCCACATCCTTACCTGATAGAAAACATCAATATAATTTACCTTGGCATCATATGCCATAGTCAAGGCAAGTTCAATCAACTTCATCTTATCTTCCAACTCATCAACTAGTTCTACGTCAATGATGTTGTATTCAATAAACTTTTGCCAACCTTTTGTATAGAAGTCTTTGAATGTATCATACTCAGAGTGATCAAGTTTCTTCTTACCAAGTTCTACTTCAGCAATATAATCTAGTCTATAAGACTCTTGTGCCTTATAAGTAAACTTCTTATAGAGATCAAGATAATCAAGACATGCTATTCCAGACACATTATAAGAAACATGTTCTCTTCCCATAATCTTTACCTCACCTTTTCTTACCATATTCCAAGGAGAAAATGTCCTCATCTCTTTTTGACCTAGGACACGATCTATACGACCACAGATATAAGGAATATCATATAAGTTACAGTTCCAACCAGTAATCACATCTGGATAGTTCTTTGTCCAGAAGGCAAGGAAGGAACGTAGAAGGTGTACTTCACTGTTGCAGTTGATATAACTAACGTTATCTTTCTTGTTTACAAATGCACCTTGACCCCATGAAACAATTTGTTTTGTTGCATAGTTTTGAATAGTAATTGCAAGGATCTCTTCAGCAACTGCATCTGTAGTAGGGAAACCATTTTCAGATGCTACCTCAATATCAATTGTAAATATTCTTACCTTAGATACATCAAATTTAATTTCTTCTTGTGGGTAAGTATCAGAAATATATTGATAGATATACTTATCGTTTCCGTAGATTGATACGTTCTCTACAGCACTATATTTTTCAATAAAACTTCTACACTCCATCACACTACCAGGTTTGATAGGTGAAACTGTTTCTCCTGATAGAGTCTTGTACTTAGACTTCTTAGGAGATTTCATAAAAAGAGTCGGAGAAAACTTTTCTCTTGTCTGAAAGTAGTTACCATTATCATAACCACGGACAAGGAAATCATCTCCGACTAGTTGGACATTTGTATAGAACTTCATTTAGTCAAGAACTTTTTGTAATCATCCAAGATAGTTTTGTGAGGATCAACTATTGTTAGGATACTATCTGATGATAGCATATTTGATGTCTGAGTGGTATATGCATGTAACCACTTCTTCAACTGGAGAGGTTCTGTGTCTAGGATTTCTACTGGATTGAGTAACTTACAATCAGGTTCTCCTAATTCTGCTGTTACTTCTTCAATTTCAGTAATTAAAACTGTTCCATTTTTTAAAAGGAGAACTTTGATCATTCTGCTGTTTTATCCTCCAATTCATTTAAAATTTGTTTGACTGATTTAGACTTCTTCTTTTTCTTATTAGATGGATCATCACCTGCTTCTTCATTCAGTTTCTGAAGGTATGATGCTTCCAAGTCTCTAACTGGTTCATAAACACAAATAATTTTATCTGCAGGAATAGTAAACACTGCTTCTTTAGCAAGAGGTTGCCATGGAATCAGGTTGATATCAATTTCCTGTTCATTATCTTTTAGTTTTTTATCCTTAAGTAAAGGTTGCTTGTCTGTTAGAAATCTGGAAGGATCACCTGCCATAGGGTTCTTACCATGACCACCATACAAGTCTCTTAAGTTATCAGAATCTTCTGCACCATCTGCACTACCAAGACCAGGACCAGGTGCCATACCAGGTTCTTGCATTCCATCCATCATGATGTCTGGTCTATGTGGGTTGTGAAGTCTGTATCCAATAAGTCTTTCACCTACCAAAACTTCTTCCACACCAGAAATAAGAGTTTCACCAGATATTAGATAAACGATCGATACTGTCATATTTGTATAAGGTTATGTTAGCATTATAAAAGGACTCTTGGTTTTTGTCAAGAGTCCTTTGAGTTTTATTATTTATTAGTTTATAGAATAAACCTTTTTCTTATGATGTTCAGGAATAATCCTCTTTAAATCAATCGTCAATAAACCATCTACAAAATCTACTTTATCAATTTTGACATCATCAGATAATGTCCATGTGCGAGTAAATGCTCGTCTTGCTAATCCACGATGTACATACTCAGAATCATCATCGTCACCTTTTTTAGCTTCAACAACTAATTTATTTAATTCAGAGTAAACATCAATATCTTTTCTATGATATCCTGCTAGTGCGATTTCAAGTTTGAAATCTGTATTTGATTCTTTAACTAGATTGTATGGGGGATACGATGTCCTCTCACTTGTATGTTGTGCAGCGAGTCTTTGCACCCACTCATCCATACCAATGGTAGTTTTTTCTACATCGTTTAGAAATTGTACAATGTCATTTACACCATACTTTCTCATGCTAGTCGTCCACATAATTGACCTCCTTAAGCGTCTGTGTTTTTAATAAGGACCCATTAGGCATCCTCAATTATTATATAGGTAAAGACACTAAAAAAGGGAGGTGTAAAAACCTCCCCTTTCATTACGGTTATTCGCTTTCGACAGATGCTTTCTTACGACCAATATTATATTTGGACTCCAGTGTCCACTCTCCCTTTTCTTTAAATGCTAGTACTTTAATTTGATTTAGTGGTGCAATATCTGCAACTTCAGAATCTGATACAATTGTAATTAATCCCCAGTCAGATAGCAGTTGTGCTATACGATTACGTCGTTGAACGTCATTAATAGTAAGATTTGCATGCTTCCCATCAAGGGCAAAAAGCTCTTTAAAATGGACAATATAGTACCGACCCTGTTTGTGTAGAATGTGACAGGATTGATATAATTTCTTTTCTTTACGAGATGCAACACCGATACGAGTAAGAGTTTCTCTGACTTTTAGGAAATCATCTGGTTCGTTGAGGGAAACCTCAACCATATTATTTTGCGACCAAGATACTTGGGGTTCAGATACCGTCATTTAGTTCCTCCAATGTCAAGCTTTGACTTAATGTAGTTGAGTTCACTTTCTGATAATAAACGCAATGCTTGTTTAGCCTTTTCATTACTATATCCATAATATTGTTTGACGGAATCAATGTCTTCGATCTTTTCTTTTTTGATCCAAGGAGAAAATCTTTTCCGTTTCCTGAGACTATTTAGATAAAAAGAATATTGCATATCTTTGTCAAGATGTGAATACATATTCATCTCATTAGCAAACATTACACAGTCCATATGTCCTGACAAACAACGGTTAATAATGTAAGGAGGATATGATTTGATGTCTTCGGAAAGATCATCTTTATTATAATTGATCGAGTTTAACCAATCTTTAAGTTCCATAATTTAAAAGCACCAGTTCTTTTCTTTCCTGTTGATCATTCATGTATGTTCCTACAGATCTCATGGTGTAGGTGTGGTCGAACTGTCCTGCTTCCCACCCTTTGAATCTTTCACAGACCAGTTGAGACGAATTATAAGATACGAGTTGAGGACTGATAAAGCGGTCACAATCACTAGCAAAGACATCGTGATCAAATCCTTTGTGCATGTTTCCACGTTTACCATATAGGTTGGATCTAATGTCGTAGGGCGGATCGAGATAGATAAAGGTTTGTTTGTCGTCACAGAGGAGTTGTTCATAACTAAGGTTTGTAATTTTCCAATTGGTGATTAATCTTGAATATTCTGGCAAGAAGTTGATTCCTCGCATTGAGAAGTTGGAATCACTTGCTTGTGGAGAGAAGGACGAACTCTCAGTGAGACCAGAGAAACTACACTTATTAACAATATAAAAAGCAACTGCTCTGTCCTTATCTTTTTGGTTTTCATCTGTAACTGCTTCTTTTGCATCTAGAAATAATCCCTTGGCAGAACCCCGATCAGGATATCTAGTTTTTAATTGTGCTAATTGGTTGTGCAAGTATTCACCATTGTCTCTCAACTCAACCCAGAAATTATACAAGGGTTCATATAAATCATTGACCCAAATATTAATGTCAGGATATTGTTTAGTGATGGCAATAGCAACAGAACCTCCGCCAAGGAAAGGTTCTCTATACTCTTTAACATTACTCATGTCTGGGAAATACTTAAAGAGTTTAGGAACTGCTCTTGACTTACCACCAGGATATCGAAGAGGAGTCTTTAAATATTTCATACTGTTTGTTCAATCAAATTATAAAGTTTAGTAGCAAAGTCTTCCTTTTCTACTGGAGTTACATTCTTGGCAAGAAATGTAATATCATCAAAATGAACTCTAAAGGCAACCGTAGCATCTTTGATATTTGTTTTCTTCATGCAAGCATCCCAACTACAAATACCAACTGTATAGGTTTTAGTATCCCATAATAACATGTAATCAAAAGTTTTTTCAGGTAGACCTAAATTTTTACCTTGAAAATTCTTTAGGGTAATTTCTTTAGTCCATGGAATAGTTTTACAAAAAAGACCATCCATACCTTTTGATTCATAATATAGTTGATCTTCTAAACCATAGAAGTCTCTACCATTTTCAGTATCACCAACATATTTAAGTTGATCACCACTATACTTGGCAATAGCAATCTCCTGAACTTCTGCCCTTAGAGGTCTAGTTTGATTTCTCTTTAGACCATCAGTAGATTTAACTACACCAAAGATAGAAGGAAAATCAAATAGTTCTGAATCAATCATCTTATAATGGGCATTTCATATTGTCTTTCTGCTGGCGCAGTCTTTGGTCTATTGATATAAGTTTTAACAAGGATATCAAGAGAGTTAGACATTTTGCGATATCCAGATCCAACATACATCTGACCTGCAAATACAGATACAGTTGCTGCACCCCAGAACAAGTAATAGAATCTGGACTTCATTTGTGCCCTGATCTTTTCACGTTTTCTTATAAATTTGTTTGGACTTTTAGTCATTTGAATTCACACTCCACCATAATTTCAGTTAAACAAGCGAGAAGGTTAATCTCTTGGTCGGCAACAAATGCTGCCTGATATTGGTACTTTGCAATAATTAAAATTGCTGCTGCCATTGCAGGACCTTCCATATAATCTGAAAGGGCATCATAGACACCTCTAAGAAGAGATGCCATATCATTGTCCAGATTAGCAACTACCCACTTACGAACCTCCTGAAAATTTTTATCTTTGAGGAAACCCATAAGATCAGAGGTATTGGCATCTGACATATCAACAAGAATGCCAGAGTCAATCTTTCCACTAGCAGAGTATCGCTGACACTCATTTAAAATACGTCTCCAATCAGGAAAGTGTTTCTGGATAATTTCAATTAAGACTTTATCATCTGCTTCAACTTGTTCTTTCTGTAGGATAGTTCTAAGACGTCCATAGAAATTTGCAGCAAGTTGACTCTTCATCTTACCTTTGATGTTGAACTCTACAACTGCACATCGGGAGTGTAAAGGTTCAATAATTTTATTTCTATAGTTACAGGTAAAAATGAATCGGCAGTTATTATAAAATGCTTCTATGTTAGCACGTAGGAGAAGTTGTACATCATTCCCTGTGTTATCTGCTTCATCAATAATGATGACTTTATGTTTTGCAGACGAAGAAAGTGATACGGTTGCTGCAAAGTTCTTTGCTTGGTTCCGTACCGTATCTAAAAATCTTCCCTCGTCAGATCCATTGATAACATAGTAATCTGCTCCAAGTTCTTCACATAGTGCTTTAGCAACTGTAGTTTTACCTACACCAGGAGGACCTGATAGTAAGAGGTTAGGAACCTCACCTTTCTCAAGAAATTCTTTAAAGGTTGTCTTAATAGAAGTGGGTAAAATACAATCGTCAATAGTTTTAGGTCGGTATTTTTCGACCCAAAGAAAATCAGACATAACAAAATAATAGATTTAGTCGTTGTAGACTGAATCTGGTTCAAGTGCAATAAAATAGTTAAGGTTTAGTTTTGTGTTACTAAAACTAGCAAGTTGTTTCTTAGAGATAACAACATCATAAGATTCTGGAATGATCTTGATATTCTCTCTTTTAAAATTAAATACAAATTCTTTATCTGTTCTTCCTACTTCAATTGAATAATCATTAGAAGTTTGATTATTCTTATCACGAGCAACAAGTCGAATAGTATTACCATCACCAATAGCAGACATATCTGGAAGACCAAGAACATCAGCAGCACGAGTCAATTGACGTAGTTGTTCTTGTTCTAGTTGAAAACAAACATCTCTACTAGGTAACTCAATTTGTTTCTCTGGAAGTGAAGGAACTAAGGTATGATCACAGAACCAATACTTGAACTTACTGCGTTCACGTTTGATAACTACATAATTTTCATTAGTGAAATCAAGCATAGGACCGTCCATCAAATCAATGGTATTCAGGAACTGTGGCAAATCATAAATTGCAAAGTCCCTTGGCATATCTTCATCAATAACTGCTTCCGCAAGAATATTTTTCATGGGAGACATAGTTTTAATTGAAGTCCCCTCTTTGACTAGGATAGAACCATTGATAGAAGAAAAGTTCTTGAGCAAGGAAGTTGTTTTTTCGGATAGTTTCATAGTAAAATTTTTTCTCAATTTCATGATCAGTTAAGGCATAGTGTGATCAATATTACCACTGGTCATTGGAGGTTTCCCATAGTGGTTGTCGAAGTGCAATAATAACATAGCATAATGAATGACTTTTAGCAAGTCTTTTTTATCTTTTCCATTCTTACTTCCATATCTGCTGCCATATTTTAAAATATTTGCTTGACAGAAATGAGGTGCAAGATCTCTAGATGCCATTAGATCTATTGTTTGGACTTTACGATACTCATGTTGTGTACCTGTATAATGTCCGTTGTAAGTAGAAGAAATATATTCTTCTATATCTTTGAGGATCTCTTCCTCATGATATTTAAATTGATGATTCAAAATAGGATACTCCTTATCAAGTGTTCCATTTAGAGTGTCATATGCCAAACTCCATGCATTAACCATATGTAAATAGAAAATCATTAACAAGACTTTCTGCTTTATCTTCTCCAAACTTTCCTTTCAGGTATCCTGATACAGGATCAAGTTTAGTCATATAAGCATCAAAGTCCTTATAAACACTAGTATCTTCACCAGTGGGTTTCTCTAATTCTACCATATCCTTGTACTTTGTCAAGTATTTGGTAAACATTTCCAAGTGGTCATCGACTTCATCCATCGTGCATTTAGCAATATAAACATTCTCAGAGAAGTGATTACCAGGTTCAAAGAAACGATAGTCTCCTTCACTCTTTGGTAAACCATCAACTGAGAACAAATAGTTCTCTACTGGATGTTGATAATCAAAAACTATAATGACTTTCTTTTGAAAGAATCCCATTAAGTCCATACCAAAACAGGGCAAGTTACTGCCCGTCTTTGGATATATGATGTTGTTGTAGATACAACTTTTATTGTCCCATATCTCAACTTCTCTTGCTTTGATAAAGTAAGGAGTTGTGTATGTTTTTGCTGTTAGGGAAGTTCCTTTACTTTCCCATTCTGCCCAAACGTCCCCATCTGCACAATGCAGAGGGAACATTTTGTTTAGAGCATCTTTATAATTTTTCCACAGATTCATCGTTTAATTCGGATTTAGAAATTTGAAACTCTACATCAACTTTGTCATACAATTCTAAGAAGGATTGCTTAGTCTCTGCATCGAATCTATTAATGCAAACTTGAATTGACTTCTCTTTGTTTGCAAAGATTTTGTAAGAGTGGATAATGTGAACCAATCTACGAGTACTGATCACTTCATCTATACCACCATCATAGAATGTCTTACGGATGATGTCTGCCCAATCTACAAGTCTCTTACAGAAATCAGGAGCATTTACATTTGCTTTAGCAGCAACACGTTGAAGTATCTTAGTTTCAGTAGCAACTGATGGATACTCTTGCTCGAAAGTAACAGCAAATCTCTCAAGGAATGCTTCGTTCAATACATTAGTACCGATGAATCTACCATCATCACTACCTTTACCCTTTGTATTGGCAGTAGCAATAATATTGAAACCATGGGCGGGACTAACGAATCTACCAATCTTCTTTAAGAAGACTCCCTTTCCTTCGAGGATTGATTGAAGGCAAAGAATCTTGTTGGAAGCCAAGTCAACTTCGTCAAGCAATAGAACCGCACCGCGCTCCAAGGCTTCGATGACTGGACCATTATGCCAAACGGTCTCACCGTTGACAAGACGGAATCCACCAATGAGGTCATCTTCATCTGTCTCAATTGTGATGTTCACACGTATTAACTCTCTATTTAGAGAAGCACATGCTTGTTCAACTGAGAAGGTTTTACCGTTTCCTGAAAGACCAGTGATGAATGTAGGATAGAATATTTTAGATTGAATGATCTTTCTGACATCTGTATAGTTGCCAAAAGGAACATAGTTAGGGTCTTTGTCAGGAACAAGGTTTCTCTCTGCAACAGGAGCAGCAGAAGGTGCTTCGTAAGTCTTCTCAAGTTTCTCTTGAAGAGTTAGATTCCACTTACCTTTACTAACTTTGTATTGTGCAATCTTACGAGTGACAGTAGCATAAGCAATATCGTTCATAGCACAGAATGCACGAACCTCTGGTGTTGTGAACTCGGTACCGAATTGTTTTTTTAATCCGTCGAATGCTTCTTGTTCGGTCATCTTTAATTCAAATGGGGCAGTCATGATAAAGTAATTTGATTTATATTAATATTATAATACATGATACCACCAGTGCAATGTACAGTGGACACTTTATCAACTGGTTACAATAGCATACCTGACATTGAATTAGGTGGTTTCAACGCATTCTCATCAGGTCCACCAGTGTCTTGCATATATGCATTATCTCCAAACATCAAAACATAAGAATGTCTTTCATCCTTTGCATCATAATCAACGTGTGGAGCATGGATCTGATCACTAAAATATATACTGAATGTTCCTGGTTCAGTTGGTGCTTCCGCAACTTTTACCAGTGTATCATCCTCAACAAAGTTTCTAAATTTATTATCTGCTCTTCTTCTCCAATTAGGAACAGCACTTGCATACTCCCTTTCTGTCCAAGTATATTTTCCAGTTTTCTTATTGTAATAGAAACAAGTTTTATTCTTAGGGTTATGTTCAGATAACCAACCATTACAAACTAAAACTCTACCACTACCTTCAAAACTATCACTGTGTGGCCATGCTTGTGCTTTGGTTGCATTAATGATTGAATGATGATAGTAATTAATATATGAAGAAACTGGGGTGTGCCACTTCTCCGTAGATAATGTATCTCTTACCTTTGCAACTAGTGGATCAGGAACTGTACCAGTATAAAAAGGATTAAGTTTACTCATAATATTTGGATATACTGGACAGGATCGGACTACTTCTCTAAACTTATCAAAGTTTTTGTAAACATTGCTAAGGATATAGTATCCAAATCCTGGTCCGTATTCATAATATTTTTTATCAATTTCTTCTATAGGATTGACAGCAGATGCTTCTACTAGTTCATCCACACTCCAGATGGTTGCCATAATGTTATATTATATCGTTTTATTTAGGCAACCATTGAGATGAATTCTGAGAGAATCTTTTTGTTCATCTTCTTAGTTTTAAGTGACA